CATAAGACAAAATCAAAAACGGGAGTCAGACTATGCGGAAAATATTAGAATTATCGAAGGTCAGGAAAACGGTAACGCTTGCGTTAATAGCCCCGCTGTTATTGAGTCTTTGCGCTTGCGGGTCGAACGGCGTACCGCCCGTAGCTTACGAAACCAGTAATTTAACGGTCCCTTCTATCCTTATAGAACCGACGCCAGGGCCTAAAATCGTCCCGCTGGATACCATGACCGATATAGACCTGGGCGTTCTTACCCAGAACGACGAAAAGGCCTTAGAAGCCTGTAACGCCGATAAAGCTAAAATAAAAACGTTATTAGAAAAATCGTCTACGCCTGAATAGCAGTAAGATAGGCCGCGTCATAAGAAGACTGCAGTCCCTCTAAAGTTTCTATCTTGGAAAGGTCTATAAAACTTTCGGCAATAAAACAGGCTTGAACATGGGCTAAAACCGCGTCCGCTATTGCTACAATGGTTCTGGCGTTTAGGTCTACAAAACCGGCGCGCGTCTTCCATTTAACTGAATAGCTAGAGTCTTCCTTCGCCATAATCCGAATAGCCATTAAGCGAGTCTGGGTTACGTCGTCGGTTTCTACGGTAATTCCGTCCATACTAAGGCCAGCTTTAAGTTTTTCGTTTCGAACTTTTTTAAGTTCTTCATCAAAATCATAAACAACCGAAGGGGCCTTAAATTTTTTGGTTTTCGAATTGTAAATATATCCCGTAACAACTTCGCCAGGGGCTTCTATAAAGCCTTCCTCTGCGTTTGGTTGTTTTTGGGCTACTTTACCGCTTTCAATTTTGACAAAACATTTTTTCATTATCCGACCTTCCATATCATTATGTCTGAATATACTTCAGTCCCGTAACTTGACTGCGAACCAAAATTATTCCCAGCGGACGAACGACCCTGTAATTCAAACGTTTTTGTAGAACCTATATTTATTTTCCCCTTAACAAAACTAGATAATTGAGTCGCGTCGCCGGTTCTGATTGACGCGCCCGGTATTTCTTCACTCGAATCCGTTACGTTATATAATCGGGTCTTCATAAAAAAGGTGTCTTCGGAACCTGTTTGAAAAGGAACGGAACCTATAATTATATATTCCCCGGCGGGCAAAATTATTTGTTCTGAACTTAAACTAGCCCCTGCAATTTCATTAGTTAGAACGGTGTTTAAGGCTACATTATTAAACGCCGTCCCGCCGCCATTACCGGAAGAAACGCCGGAACTTTGTTGTTCTTGTATGTGTAATAATTGGCTTTCAAACGCGGGCGTCGAAGATTCATTTTGTGAAAACTTAAAAACGTCGTTTGTTTCATCGTAATAAAGTTCCGTCATGACATTGGCTGTTATACGGTCCGCGCTAGGGTTTGTTCCTGCGCCCGCGCCCTGCTTTATGTTTTTAATCGCTTGCGCGCCTACGCGGACAGTCGCCGCGCCGGTGTTATTATTATCAGGAAGGAAACGAACGCGCATACCGTCGAAGTATGTAGGCTCGGTATTTTTTTCTTCCGCCGCGCCGGTAACGGATAGAACGTAAGCGTCCGCCGCGCCGGTATCGTTATAAAAGTCCAGGCCGGCAACGTGTACCGCCAAGGCTTCCGCTACTTGGTTATTTAAAACGTCGCCTTCGGTCGCGGTGTCCAGCGTTAAGCCCGCCATTTCGACGACTTTAACCATTTCGACTTGAGTCATATTCATAAACCAAGCCGGAAGAGTTGTAGCCGGTGTCGGAACTGCTGGGTCGCCGTCTGTAAAAAGGTTATCTACGGTAGCGGTGCTATTATCAATTTTTTTCATGTTGTGGCCCTTCGGTCTTAATATTAAGTCTAAATTATCTTTTAAACAAGGTTAGGTTTCTGTCTTAATCACTATAGGCGAATAAAACGTATGTATGGGCGGGTTTAACCGCGGAAATTACGCATTCTAAAATCTCGTTCCCCCATACGCGAAGGGGTTCGCCGACCGCATTACGGCCCGTTTTAAAATCTCTTATCGTTTCTTCTGGCGCGTTAACTTGCCAAGCGTAGGCCCAGTCGTCGCCGTTTAATGGGTCGCCGGTCTTTGACCCTCCAACTTTAAAAGGGCTGTATTCCGTAATAGTTACTTCGAACCCAATTTTCGCCGCTAAGTCCATATAGAATTGTTTAGATTGTCCGCCCGTCGTCGCTAATTTTTGGTCCACGGCTTCGCGCCTGAATTGTAAAGTATCCGGCGCGCCCGTACAGGCTTCGGGAAGACCTGTAATACGTTCCCAGTCTGTCAAAAGTTCCGAAGCTGTTAACGGATAAGACTCCCTTAACATATCTTCGACTCGTATAGCGACTCGATTCGGTTCTTCCGCGACCGCCGTAATTAGGTTATCTAAATTCGTTCCTTTTTCCCTGGGCCATGCCAGGCCGACCGGAAGAAGTCCTAATAGCGTGTTTTTATAATTGATTAGGCCCATGTAATAACCCCGAATGTCGCTATGTCTGCGCTGGCGTGTGTTACGTCTGCAGTCGGTGAAGTTATAACGTTATCAGATTCCCCAGCGGCAATACTGACCGCTTCCCGTAATTGAGAAATAAGGATAGTTCCGCCCGGTTCCGCTTCTCTGCGAATTAAATCTTTTACTGAATTTTCGACGGCGGCCTGGACTTCCGCGGTATTAGGCGTAAGGGTAATATCCAAGTCCAAAGGGACTGCAGTCGGCGCGAAGACGGTTAAAGTAGCCGTAACCGGAATACGCGTATCGTCGTCGATATATGCCTGGACTTCCGCGACCTTCCCAGCGTCCGGGATAATTTCGGCTTCGTCGTCTAAAACAAACGTAAGGGTAACGGTTCCCGCGCCCATAGCCAGGGGATAAACCCAGGCGCGCGTTACGCCGCTTACTTCTTTCGCCCATTTAATATAATCAAAAGCCGCGCCGCCGTGTGGCGGCTGTTTAATACGGTCTAAAAGTCTTTCGCGAAGGGAATCGTCGCTTTCCGAATCGGCCCCGCCGGTAATTCCGCCGGTCGCCGTCGTCGCGCTAGTATCAATACCAGCGATAGACGTAACTAATTCTAAAAGGGTTCCTTCTTCCGTATCCCCGGTAATACCAGCGTTAACAGGCGTTACGGCTATATCTACGGTCCCGCCGGCTATTGCGCCGCTGGCGTCGGTTCTAAAAAATACGCCGTCAGAACGCTTTAATCGTGTAGCGGTGGGGATAACCGTCCCGTCCGTAGGGCCTGTAAACGTTACGGACCCAGCGGCATAAACCGCGGACGTTCTGCTTACTCCCCATATAGACGCCCAGCGCGCTAAAAATTCGGCTTCGGCGGTATCTGGGAAAAGCTGTTTTATTCCCCATTCAATATGACCATGCAAAAGGTGAACCGCGCCGGCGTAGGCCGTGGCGATAATAGACAGAAAACCAGAAACCAAAAGGCGACCGGTGGAAAGTCTTGTTTCTATGTCGCCCTTAATTCGGCTAACAATTTCTGATAATGTAGGTCGTTTAAATGCCATTTTTTTAGCCCTTTATTCTAAAAATTCTATACTAATTCCCGTATTTTGTACGGTAATAGATTCATAGTTTACTATCGCGTCCCATAAATAGGAATAGCGGCGGGAAGTTCCACGGTAAATTTTAATAACTATTTCCAAGCCCGAAGGCTTAATAATTTCCGCGGTAATTTCTACCTTTTCCGCTATTTCGTCTTCGCGTAACCAGGCCAGCGCGTCTATACACGCTTCCCGCGCGCGCGCCGCGACTTCGGGAAGAGTCTTTTCCCGCTTTATAAGCCATAGAAGCGACCCCGTTTTAAATTCGTCTATGTCGCCCCACCAGCCGCGAACCTCATTTTCCCCAGCGGGCAATAGTGTTAAATCGACGGCGCGGGCGTCCGTAAACAGGCTAATCATAACGGCGGTCGCTAAACCGTTATCCGCGGACAAGTCCCCATTACTTATATTTATATCGGCCCCAAACGGGAACCATACTAAGGCGGCGTCGCTCATTATTTTAATTCCTTTACATTTGTTGATTCGGGTCGTCCGTCGGACCGCCGCTATCATTTTCAGGGTGAACATGAACGTTAAATATATCGCGCATATCGCCCAGGTTATTAAAGTTCGTCGGATAGTTATCTATCATATCATTAGAAGCCCGGACCAGCGGCGTATTAAACGTAACTTTATTCGACGCGTTAACTTCATAATCTTGACAGTTTACTTTATATTTATTGGTAGTAACTTCTATTTCGTTACCGCGCTTTAAAACAATTTTGTCGCCTTCGTCGGTATATATAGCGACCTCGCCAGAAACTAAACTTTTCAATCGATAACGGCGGTCTTCTACGCCTACTATAATTCCGTGGTCGCGCATACCGCCCAGGAACATAATAGCCGCTTCCGCGCCTGGTTTTGGGTTAGACGTAAAGCCGTATTCCTGGAAACGTTCCAGCGCGCTTCGAACTTCGTTTTTTAATAACGAAACCTGCATTTTTTGGATACCTTCGTTATCCAGGACCAGGCGAACTATTCCCCGGCCTAACATAAGGCGAACGCGCTTAATAATTGGTCCTAGCGGGTTACTCATTATCGAACCCCGCGGCGTCTTCTTCTATTTCTGGTTTTGAAAGATAAGCGTCCGGGCGAACCAGGACTAGAGTCGTTTTTTCGCCTCCGTCATTTGAAAGGACGTAATTAACTTCTTTTATTAGCATATCGCCCGTAATTCCTATTTCTGCCATTTCACAAGGGACGATTCTATTCTCGCGCCATATTTCCCCAGCGGAGTCCCGCCAACCTTGAACCGTAGCGTCTGCGCTGGTCGCGCGCGCGGCACGAACCGCGGCTTCCCATTCTGCGCGTTTTTGCGCTATGGCGGAGTCTACGGAACCTTCCGCCAAAACTATTAAAGGCCTATAACGCCCTACGCCTTTGTCTTCTGCGAACCCTTCCGGTTCTGCGCTGGCGGTCGCGCTAATTGTATCGCTTCCGGCTTGCTGACCGAAAACGCGGTATTCCGAAAATCGGGTTTTCTCTGTAAGGTCCGACGAAGCGGCGATAACGTTCTTACCTATAACCAGCCCAGTATTAGCGCGGATAGTCCCGTATTCCTGAATAACAACTTCGCCCAGTTCGTTAGAAGACGCGAAGACCGCCCGTAAGCGACAAGCGCGTTCTATGGCTTCAAAAACCGACTCTTCCTGAAAAGAAAACTTCGGGAATTTTTCGGCTGGGTCCACTTCAAAAATAGCGGTAAAGCCGAAAGGCTCTAACAAGGTTTCGACTATTTCTTTTAGCGTAACGTTTAAAAGTTCCTGGCTTTCTACCATAGCCGAACAGTCGACCAGGTCCCCGGATTTATCCCGGCCCGTCGTCTGCAGTCGATATTCTTCCGGCGCGACCGACGCGCGTATAGTATCGCTGAATCCTGTAATAATTGTCTGTCCATATAAAAGAAGTTCCACGGCCCCGCCGCGCGGGATAGGGATAGGCTTAGAATTTGTAAGGGACAAGTCGAAACGACCGGCTAAAGTTTCGATAGAACGGTTAATTCTTACGTCTATCCAGCCGCTATATGTTTTTTGATCTATTTTTAAAGCTACGTTATTATTCATATTCTAAAACGGTGACTTCGCCCCCCGGAATAAAACAGGGATTACGAACGTTATTACGCGCGATAATATCCGCTTCCTTAGAAACGTCGCCGTAGACGTCGTAAGCTAATACAAGGCTAGGGGTGTCTTGTTTTGTTTTTATAATGGTAATGCGCGGAAGACTCACTTCGTCCGCTGGGATAGCTATAGCGACCGTCTGACGGACCGCGCGGAATTGTTCGTAAACCGTGTCATTTGTTGTTTCGCCGGCTAGAACGTCGATTTTATCTAACAAAACCTTGCGGGCTGTTATGGCTTCCGTATAAGACGTAAATTCTTGTTCGGTCGCGGCCTTCGCTTCGTTCGCCAGAGCCACGGTTTTAATAAAAGTTTCTGTTACCGCGCTATTTGAATTACTAACGGTAGCCTGGGCCGTAATTGACGGGCTTCTATCTATTGCATACGTCGAAAACTGGTCTAGGTTCGCGCCGCTATCGTTCGCGCTAGGGGCAAGGTCCCGAAGACCCTTAAAGGTCGTTATTAGCTTGTCCGCGGTCGCTTGTATGTCGCCGATAAGTGATAAAGACGGAATTTTTAAATCCGCTACGTTTGCGACCCAGTCCGCGGCCTGATTTATTAGGGCCGTCGTTCCCTGGCTGTTTATTCCGCCCAGGTTTTGAATATCGTTAAAAATGTCGGACGCTTGGGTAAGCCCGCCAGAATATGAATCCCGGACCCACTCCGCGACGGCGTCGACTTGAATATTATTTATAAAATCAGTTCGGACCACGTCTATAAGGGCGTCGGCTTCTAAACTTACTAAGGCGGAAGGCAAGGGCGCGCCGTCAGGAAATATATTTTCGCCTGGTTCGACGAATCCTATAGAAAAACTAACGTAGCCGCCTTCGGTTTGTGATTCTTTAAAACGCCATTCCCCGGCGATAGCGTTAACAGTTCCATAATAAGGGTGTATTAAACTACCGGTCCCGCCATTTTCGACGGCGTCTATAAGCGCGTCGCGGTCCTGCATATAATCAGGGCCAACAATATAGCCAGAAATAGACCATTTTTTTTCATTACGGCCTAGGTCTTCGGTAAACGGAATATCGCGGAACGGGTATTTATTAATAACCAGCCGGCGCGACCCTTCGCGGTCGCTATCCTGGACCTTAAACGGGATACCTTTAAAACTTCCACTTCTCAAATTATCGCGCCATGTCATTAGTAATTTTCCCCCATGCTTACGCCCTGGTCTATGCTTACGTTCGCGTTACTTTGTGTAGCGACGTCGGTCCGCGCGCCCTTTGGCAAATTGTCGAATTTAACGTTAATATCCGCCTGGCTATTCGCTGGAACGGAGGCGACGCTTTGTACTTTAATCGCGTTATTCGCGCCTATTGGTTCTTGCTGTCCAGCTACGGCCCTGTCCGCCGCGGCCTGACCGAATGAATAATTTATAATTCCGTCCAGGCCCGAAACGTCCATTTTTAAGAACTTGCCGACCTTCGATAGGGCAATTAAAACCAGCTTAAACGGTGTAAGAATAAAATCTAATATAACCCCGCCGACGACCATTAACGCATTACCAAAGCCGCCCGCCATCATTTGAAGTTTAGTAAAGACCGCCGCAAGGCCTACCAGCATAGCGACCAGGGCAAGCCAGGGGGCTATAGCTAGAATAGCACCCCATATAACGGCTAACTGCGCACTAAGGGCTATCATAGCCGCGATTCCTATTAGAATTTGTCCGACTCCGAATATAACAGGGCCAAGACCGGCGGCAAAAATTGCCGACCATACCGCTATTTCCTGGACGATAGGCGGAAGGCCGTTAAACCATACTGTAAAGTCCTGTAAGGCCCCCGTTAGGGACGTAATACGTTCCTGGAATTTTGTCGTCTTAACGATAGAAGCCCCGATAGAAGCGGTCGCAAGTTTAAAGTTATCTGATAACGTGGATAAAAGGCCCTTAATCGTAACGGACTGTTTAGCCATCATGTCTTCAAAAACGCCGCCTTCTTCGCGTAACGTTCGCATGGCTCTATAGAGAACGTCGAAGCTGATTTTCCCGGACGAAACCATTTTTTCCAAGGCCTTGCCCTGCTTTCCGGTTTCGCGTTCTAGCGCGCCCATAATAGGAATACCGCGTTCTAGGAACATATTTAGAATTTCCATGTCTGCGCGGCCTTTAGAAGCCGCCTTAGACATTACAAAAGCTATCTCGCTAATTTGTGCCTTAGAACCCGCCGCAATGTCCCCAGCTACCGTTAAGGCGTCCTGTAGTTCTTCTACACTTATCTTTTCGGTCGCTAATAACATACGCGCCGCGTCAGAAATAGACTTTAGCTGGAAAGGTGTCGACGCGGAAAAGGCCATTAACTTTTCCATTAACTTAGCGGCACCCTCCGCGCCCCCTGCCATACCTTCTAGGGCTACGGTCATTTGTTCAATATCGGCGGCGGATTTAATAGAGAACGCGCCCAGGGCTACAATAGGTAGCGTTACGGCGGTCGTCATTTTCTTACCTAATTGAACCGCCTTTTTTCCCAGGCGATTCATTTTATTAGATAGTTTCGCGAACGTTTTAGTAAAGTCGTCTAGCGCGCCGATTTTAATATTTAGCGGGAATACTTTCATAATATTAAGAGTCCTTAGTTTCTGTTTTTACCCGTTCAATCGCGCATTGTGTCCAAAATATAATATCATGGTCCGTAAATTGGTCCAACTCCGACGGTGAAATATTAAACGGCTTCCCCGCTAATAATATTATGCATTCCCGCCAGTCGCCGGGCCATCGGGCAAAAAATCGCCTAATACCTCCCCGATTACCTGTATATCTGCCATATCTATGCAGTCAATATATACCCTGGGTTCGCCTATCAGTTTTTGAATTAACTTAAACACTTCGTCCATGTCGCCATTTTCTAAGGCCTTGCCGTTAATTCCTCGCATGTGCATAGCTTTAATACGCGGGACCTTAATACTTGTAACCGTGTCCGCGTCTTCGCCCTTGCCCCACTTAAACGGGTGTAATAATTCGACCTGTTTAGAACCGTCGTCATTTTCGGTAACATTTTCGTTAATCTCTTTTAAGTCGCTTAGTTCGCTTTCTAGTGATTTATCATTTTTCATTTGTCTAATTCCTTTTGTTAAAAAACCGCGGAAATTACCCCCGCGGTTTAATACTATTCTTTTTTGATTATTTTATAAAGAAGGGATTAAGTAATTTCTTTAGCCGGTGAAATTCCAGCCGTAAACCTTACCGCTACGTTTCCTTCTTCGGATTGAACCGTTCCGTCGCCAGAATAAAAGGCTTCTTCCAGGACTATAACCTTCCCGTTAGCCAGTTCTAACGTAATGTTAGCCCCTGCCAACGCTAGAACGTCGTTTTTAAGGTTCATGTCTAACGAATCGGTAATTTCGCCGGAAATATAGGATTCCTGGGGAAGTTCCTTATAACCGTGTGTTCCGTCATGGCCTATAATTGGTTCGCGTTTTGGATAGCCTAAATTATATTCAAACTGTCCCTTAACGTCGAATTGTTTCCCGTCGGCTTTGACGAATATAACCCCGCCGCGTCTATTGCTCATTTTTTAAAACTCCTTTTTATACTCTGAATTGAATTTGAATAGCTATAATACGAAGCTGATTAACCAAGTCCGGCGGAAGTAGAATATCCAGGCGGTTTTTATCGTCTATATTACGTTCGACTATAAGCAATTCGGCGAAAGAGTCGGCGTCTTCTACAAGACCCTTTAGTTCCCATTGTGAAAATAGGCTAATAAGTTCGGCTTTCATAACTTTAGGAGTCATAATTGCTTGACCTAGACCGAATTTAGTCCCGTCGTTCGCCAATTTATGACGCGGGTATTTAAGAAGTAAGCGCGTACGGACGGACCAGCGAATATAAGATAGCGTCGCCAGCGTATTAACGTCCAGGTAGGCCGTATCGTCTGCGCCCGCGGCGTTTTCCTTATAGAATGTAATAGCGCGCTGTATGCGAACATTACCGGAAGAGTCTACGGTCCCCGTCGCGATACCATCAAACAAAAGAAGGTTTTGTTCCGCTTGTGTAAAGCGGTTATCTTTTGCCGGTGGCTTAACGTGTGATAGTTCCAACGTCTGAGTCGGACGTGCTGGGTCTATCGCTAATTGTTCCGCTTCAATAGCCGCGTAAGACGCGCCAATTTCAAAAGCTGGGGTAGGTGATTCGTTTCCGCCTGGATTAAAGACCGAAATAAACGGGCTATTCTGGGCGTCGCCAAAAGTTCCAAGGTTAGAATGCGTATCAATCATAGCCGCAAACGCTAACGCTTCTATTTGACGGTCAGGATCCGCGCGGGCTTCTAGTTCGTCAGAAACCGCGGACAATGAAGCCGAGTCAGTGTAGGGCATAGCCCAGATATTATAATGTATGTCGCCCAGGGCCGCGAATAATGACGCAAAATCTGGGACTCCAGTCCCGCCAGCCATTGCGGTAATAGTCGCGCCAACGCCCGCCGGTGTTTCTTCACTATCAAAATAATTAAATCGAATGTCTATGTCGTTTCCTAAAGTACCCTTACAACGGGCCGTAAAGTTAACTTGTGTATCGTCCGAACCATCTACCGCGGCGGTTACTGGTAAATCAGAAACCAAGGCGATAGCCGCTACAACGGCGGCGGCGATTGCTGTCGCATTATCCGAAGAAGTTACCCCGGTTTGTATGCGTGTACCACCAATGTAAAGGGAAAGAGTCCCGGTTGCTGTCGCTGGGCCTGTAAATACAATATCGGCGGAAGCGGCGGCGGAACCTGCCGGGTCGTCAAAAGCGACGGCCCATAATTCCGTTAGGCTGTTTTCTGCGAACCAGGCTACGGCCTGGCGGTGTGAAATTGAACCTTCGCCGAATAGCGTCTTAGCTTGCGCCGCGCTTGTAATACGAATCGGGGTTTCCGCGGCTTGTGTTCCTGCGGCTACTTTTTGACCAATGGCAAGGGCTAAGTAGGGCTGTACGCCTGGGCCGCTTGTCGCTTGGCTTGAGTCATATTCAGTAAAAACGCCCGGCGTTCTAAGGTTTACGGCTACTTTATTAAAACTAATTGGCATTATTCGGCCCCTTTATTATTTGAATCTTTATCTTTTTTAATGGTCTTTTTAGTGACTTTAACGGCGGAAGCTATTAGGTCGCCGTCGTTAACCCGGCGCGTTAAATAAGTAGAAACCACCCTTACGCAACCTTCCGCCGGAATATGTCCGCCGGTTTGTAGGTCCCGAACCTTAATGCCTGTTTTTGGTGTGTATCTCTTTTTCATGTCTTAAATATTCGCATAAGTTTAACCCTGCGACAAGTCTATAGTATCAGAAGCTATTATTCTAGTGTCCTCGGTCGCCCCATGGGGTTTAATTTCGACAAACGCCGTATTAAAGTCTTCAAAGTCTAAAGTATGTTTTGTATAATAGGTAACGTCGAATTTCATCTTAACCGCGGCTACGCTTACTTCGCCCTTCTCATACTGGGACGTCCAGCCAGTGTATTTAAGCATATCAAATAAAGAATAAAGGCTTTCGGGGTCTTCGTTATTGTTATGGTCGCGAATCATAAAATCGCTTATAACTTCCTCGACTTTTTCTAAAGTTTCCTGTAAAGAATCGTTTTCGCGCGCTATATAGGCAATAACTAACCGGTCTTCGCGCTTGTATTCTATCTTATTATTAAATTCTTCCGCGCGACCATCTTCAAAGCCGATTTTAATACACGGCAATTCTTCCGCGTCTATTTCTCGGAAGGGGTTAGTAACGACCGTAATAGGCGTCGCGCCGGCGGGATTAAGGACGACAAGAGTCCGAAGACGTTCTTCTATTTTATTCCGTATATCTGTCTTTTTAATAGCCATTTAAACGACCTTTTCTAAAAGTATGGTAACGCCGCCTTCGCCGTCTGGTTCTAGCGCGCGGGCGCGATATTCTACGGCACCTTTATAAAATATATCATGTTTTACCGGCGGGGTTAAAAAATCTATTAAGCGCGCGCCTATATTTGGTTCACTACTCATAATTTGAATACCGGTTTCGGGTTCTACCGCTAAATAAGTGTCGGCCCATATACCTTTAAAAATTTGGTCCGCCGCGCCGCATTTCGGACTATGCGTAAGGTTCTGACCGAAGGCCCCGGAACTTGTGCAAATTCCTAATACATTATTTACTTTATCGCCCCAGGACATTTATAAACCTCTTGAAATTTTTCTTTATATTAACAAAAAAGCGGGACGCATGATACGCCCCGCTTAAATAATACTTATTAAGCTACTCTAATTAGGCTTCGGCTACCGCTGAAACGCCATCTAAGCGAACCGCCGCTAATACGTCCGTTCCGGTTGCTACAACGTCCGCCGCTACGCCAGCTTTAAACAAGCCAGTAGCGGAAGTCTTAGTAAATGCGCCCGTCGCGTTATCGAAGTATAGAACGTCGCCTTCGGCCCATGTTTCCCCTGTCTTTTTGTCTAGCGTAAATACGCCAGTCGTATGACCGGAAAAAGTTTTAGTTTGGTCCGCGTCTGCGGCTGGAACTACGACAAGGCCGCCGATTTTAAGGGCGGTTCCGCCAGTTACGCCGCCGGTAGGGGCTGTAAAGTCCATTACTTTACCAGGTTGAATAAAGTTTTTCATAATTTTAAAGTCCTTCTTTTAAATTAAATGTTGCATTTGGTAGAAAGTCAGGGGGCAAAAGCCCCCTAAACTGTGTTTATTTAAGACGCGTCGTTAGTAGACTTAGTCATTCCGCGGAAGTCGATAGGAGTGGTCGCGAAGTCGTGACCAATTTTAATTTCCATGCCGTCGCGGTTAAACATATCTCTGCTTTCGATACGTGGCCCTTCTTGTCCTTCAAGATACGCATATTCGATTGTATCTACTTCATTCGGGTTCGCGATAGTGTAGTAATTCAACGCTGAATCCGCGTCTAGCTGACCTTCTACGATAAGTTCGAAAGAACTTGCATACGGGTTAACGTTATCGGCTCTATCCGCCGTAACTTGCGCTTGCAATTTCGCCGCTTGTGTTTCTAAAGCCGCTGGGACTACCAAGAAACTAGGCGTAATATTTAGAATGTCTTCGCCTGACGGGTCAGTTTGTACGCGCATCATGGCGCGATTTGCGCCTAATCCGTCTACGTCTAAAAGTGCGTCGGTAAGGTTGTTATGGCCCGCCGCGAACAAGTTAACGCCGTCCGCCATTACCGGATTAGCGGTAAGGTTTGCGTAAACCATACGATTTTCCAAACGTGCCGCCGTTCCGCCTAGTTTTTGCGGTAAGCGTGTTAGCGCGTCCATATCGTCGTTAATAATCATCTGGCGAGAAATACCGATAATTCGACCGTATGTAGAAAGGCTAATAGCTTCTGCACCTTCGCCGAATGTACCGCGTTTGTATTCCCCGTCTTCAACAACTTCGACCAAGCTAGAAATATTACTTAGCGCGACGCGTTTCATTTCCTTAAAGTCCGGCAAAGTAATTTGACGGGCAAAAGGAAGGAAAGTACGACGGGTGTTTTCGTACCCTTGGCGTAAAGATTTTCCGGCGGTGTTAGCCAATAGTTCCGGGAAGTCGCTAGTCGTGTGTAAAGCACGCTGAACAAGGTCCATTTTATTAAGACCTTTAGACTCGCGTTCGCCAAGGCAAAAACGGGCCATATCCAAAAGACTACAACCCATAAATTCGCGGGCCTGGTCGTCTAATTTATGCTGACTAGGATTAGAACGATTAAGCAAATAATTTTGCATTGCGTCAACGCGTGATAGCTGACCGTCTGGCGTAGAAACGCGAATAGACGGGTTAACGTCTGACTTATCAGAACGGGCGGCTAATTCGTCGATAACTGCGGCGCGGGCTTTATCCTGCGTTAAGTCTTCTTCGATAAAGCGCGTTGCAACGTCAGAACCTAGACCGGCCTTACGGACCATGTCTTTAATTGATTCTTGGCGTTCTTTTTCCAGCTTACGGCCCGCTTCTACGTGTTCGGAATTGTCCGCTACTGGAACGACTTCTTCTTTACGCGCTTCCGCTTTATGTGCTTCGGCTGGTACTTCGACTGCTGGCGTAGCTGGTTTAATTTCTGCTTCGCGCTGGCCTTTTTCTGTTTTTGGCTTCATGGTTTTAGTTTCCTCTAATTGGTTAAGATTGGCCCCGCGGTCTTTTATAACGCACCGGTTAGTTTTTATTTCGCTTCGGACTCCTGCCCCGCCGTCCGCTGGTACTGCGACAAAAGAAACTTCTAAGGGTTCCCAGTCTATCGCACGTAGAGTGCGAATCTCGTCTTCGTCTTCCGTTACGTCCTCGTATTCGTGGACTCTGTAACCGACCGAAATATTTCTTATGACTCCGTCCTTAATATCCTGGACTATGTCTTTTACGTCGTCGCGCCCGGAAAATTTAACGGTCGCGTGTGTTTCATTACCTTTAATAACAGTCCCTAGAATACTTCTAAGGCTATAACTAGAATGGCTATCTAAAGCGGGAACGCTTCCGGCTTGCATACGCTCTAAACGAACGTCGCCGGCCTTAGTAGAAAGTTCCTCAATATAAACGCCGTAAAAATCATCGAAAAAACCGAACCGTTTAACGCCGGCCCCGGTTGTATATTCTATTTGAATAGAATTTTCGGCTTCGTTATATGTTTCCGGCATTACGCGGGCGGACATATCTAAAGCCGGCATTTCGTTATTCTCGTAGCGTTCGTTTGTTGCTTCTGGTTTCATCGTTTTAAATCCTTGCGTAAATTATTACAGGTTTTTGTTAAAAGAACAAGCCCGCGCCTATTCTTCTTCCTTTTCGTTCTTTTCGTCCGAATCTGGTTCCGCAGTCCCGTCCTTGTGTTGCATTCCTTGTATATTGGTATTCCGCGGGTCTGCGTCCGAAATAATGCCTAAATCGTCCATTTTCTTGTTAAATTCGGCTATTTCTTCCAGTATTTCGTCTGAATTTTCGCCCATAGAAGCGTGTATTCGTGGAATAGAAGTAAGCCCGGCCCGCGCGCTTTTTATTAGTGCGGGTATCTCTTTTGTCGGGTCTATCATTTCCCGGCGTGGATAAGTCCATTTAATACTAGCCCCGTCTATATCTTCGCCGGCAAGTTCTAAACCGAAAAAGAACCATTCCGCTAAACGCTCTAAGAACTGCGCCCGCATTATAGAATTTTGCCATTTACTAACGTTCCGGGACATTTCCAGCCAGCCCATACGACCGGAAGAAAAATTAACATTACTGTAATCGCCCGTAAGTGATTCGTAAGTAATTCCATACGCCGCGGCGACGCCCATAAGATTAGCGCGACCATATTCGGCGTAATTACTGACCGGGGGCGGCGTAGAAAATTTAATGTCTTTCCCAGGGCCTAAGTGTTCGAACATACCGGGTTGAAAATTCTCTAACTTGTCTTCGTCGGTTTCCCCGCCAGCCGAAAGGCCGGTTTCCCCGCCTGATTCGTTTGTCGAGTCGTAAACAAAACCAACAAACGCCGCGGCTAATTTTTGGCGGACTAGCTGGGCGTCTTCGTAATCGTCGTAATCTTTTAAACGACGGATAGCCGCCGCGCACCATGGATAACCGCGAGTCTGGCCTGGGCGTGTCTTATCGAAAACATGAATAATTTCGTCCGCTGGATAACGGCTACTTTGAATACTATTAAACCAATTAGACCGCGTTTCGCCGGGGTGTTTATCGTAAAGCCAATAAGCTAAAACCTCGCCGCGCTTGTTAAATTCTATTCCGTCCTGAATATAAACGCCGTTCGCTAACGTGTCATTTTTGTAAGTGTCTATAAAATCAGGTTCTAAAACTTGAATTTTAAAGGGGATAACATTCTTCCCAGTGGGCTTTACTACGGCGCGGCGAATTAACGCTTCGCCTGATTCGGCTACGGTCGTAATAATTAAATTTTCTAAAGCAATTAAATCTAGCTTTTTATCTAAGTCCAGATTCCCGCCTTCGGTCCACGTCGTCCACTTCGACTGTAGTTTTTTCGCTTGTGTTTTATTACGGCCTACGACCTGGCCTTTAATGCCGGTTCCTACCGTGTTATTCGCGATAACTTTTAAAGCCTTACAAGCCCAGGGATTATTACGGGTGAGGTCCCGCGAACCGTTACGAAGGGCCGCAATACTTCCCGCCATGGCGGAGTCGGCGTTTGTGCCTGGTCTTTTCCATCCTGAAAAGCGGGAACCCTTACTAGCCCCGTCAAAACGTCGGGTATTTGTGCCGGCGAACAACTCTAAAGCCGCGCGCGCCTTAACTCTTGATAACGCCGCATTCGGCGCGATAGGGGCTAAAACTCTTTCAAATATATTTAATTTCATGTTTTTATAGCCCCGAACTATAGACGCCGACGGTACGCTTAACGCCGGTCCCAGTGTTAAGCCCTAAAGATTTGTCCATTCTTTCTTGCAAGGCTATCATATCTTTAAGACTCCGATATTCTACTTCTTTGTCCTGATATTTAACCTTATGCGCGCCCATTGCTATAGCTTCGGTTAGGGCGTTATATTGTTCTATTGTATAAGCTGACATTATAAAAAACGTTCCGGTTAAATTTGTTTATGCGTGTACGGGTTAACGCGACCCTTTTTACGAACTTTCCTTTTTGTATTGTGCGTTATTTCGGAATTTTCGGCAAGGCGCGATTCTAATTGTTTAAATTGTTCGTCTTGAAAACGGTCTAAACCGTAGACATAAGCCGCGGCGCGCGCGTAAACTCTGCAGTCTAGGGCTTCGTTCCGTTCGTATTTAACTTCCCAGGCATAGCGGACGCGACCGCGCGTTATACGTTTAACTTTTTCTTCCGCGGTAAGTGACCGGAAAAACTCTTTTTTGTATTGTGGAAATTCGCACCACCCCGGCGGAAATTCTTCGTCGTCCTCTAAAGGGGGCTCCAACCGAAGCCACCCGTATATTTCTTCTTTAATAATTGAAACTCCGACGGACCATAGATTAACCCCACGGGCAAATTTCCGCCCGTTAAAATCTATGTCCATGGGCTTAGGCGGTCCGACGGTTAAGGCTTGTGTATCACTACCCTTAATCGCCATAACGCGCGCGGCGGGCTGACTCCGTACTTCATTATAAACCATTTGAGTCTGGTCGGAACTATCAACCGCCATACGTTCTATAGGAATTTTACGTTCTGACCCTGTAACCTTCCAAGTCATTTCCAAAAAGGCCCATAACTGCGCCCATACTTCGGTGTCCGTCGTCTTGCCAGGTATAACTATATAATCGACGGACCAGGAACGCTTACTTCGGCCCCACCCTACTATTTCTATTTCTATCCGGTCGCGCTGTATGTCGACGCCAGCAGTCAGGAATAAAACGCCTTCGGGACAAACTCCAAAATCATAAGAAGAACGCCGCCGGTACAACCTTTCCCAGTCTGGCGCGTCGCCCTTCTCTTTCCATGTCTGCGCTAGAACGGTGTTAATAAATGTTTTCAGATTAGTAAGGTTTTCTGGGCCTTGCGCGTCCATCCAGTCCGCCGCAATTTGCGCCCAGGAATACCAGCCCAAGGGCGAATAAAGAGAATTTAAGAAGAAACCCTTACGGCGTTTAATATGCGGCTTCTTCGACCGCCATACGCCGCGGGATAACATTTTAGTTTTTTCGTATTCTGGTATAAGAACGCCGCATTCTTCGCATTGATATGTTACGTCTTCGGGAAGTTCTCCCCGGTCGCGCTTCATGCCGTCGCTATCAAACGTAAGGCTTTTAAATTTAAGCGTTTGGAAGTGCGCGCAGTCAGGACATGGAACGTAAAATTCCGCTTGGTCGGTTAAATCATATTCCGCCTGGACCCGGCTAGAACCTTCTGTAGTGGGCGTAGACGTAACCAATTCTTTAGAGTTACCGAACGTCCTAGTCCTGGCGCGGGCAAGGCTTACGGGGTCGCCTTCGTCGCCTACGTCTAAGGGATAACGGTCGACCTCGTCCATAAATAAATAGCGGACCGGCATAGAAGCCAGATTAGAAGCTGAATTAGCCCCGGATAACATAAGAGTCCCGCCGTCAAAGTCTTTTTGTTCCATGGAATTAGAACCGTCGCGACTTTTTTTTGTGGATACTTTACTAGCCAGGCGCGGCGAGTCTTTAATCGCTGGGTCTAATCGCTGGTTAACGACTTTATCGCTCATTTTATCGGTGGGCTGGACCATAAGCATAGGACCGGGGGCCAGGTCAATTATAGACCCTACCCAGTTTAACCCAGTTTCTGTTTTACCAAGCTGGGAACCAAAAAGAAGAACGACGACTTCGCAAGCGTCGGACGGACTAAGGGCGTCCATAGGCGCGCGTAAATATGGGGTTCTATCAGTAGACCAGCGACCAGGTTCCGCGGAAGCCTTAGACGATAGCATTCTATATTTGTCGGCCCATTGTGAAACGGTAAGGTGGATAGGGTCAGGGGCTAGGCCGCTTAAAAAAGCCCCCGCCATAACTTCTGCCGCTTGTGAAAACTCCGGCCCTGTATTACTTAGATTTTCCGACATTGTTTATACTATCTAGGTCCTTTAATGCGCCCGCTATTTGTTCTTTTAAATAAACCGATATTTCCCTGGGGTTTGTCATGTTAGCCAGTTCCGCCGCCAGGCGTTCTGGAAGTCCCAGCATAGAGTCCCGGACCCGCCGGCCCACTCTAAACGATTCCTTTTTTACGTGTTCGGCGTCTACCAGTGTCCCCGCCCGTTCTTCATAATTTAACCTAGCTATCTTAGCGTTAAAAAATTCCCGCGCCGCCTTCGACTTCTGATAGGCCGACGGTTCGTTTTCTTTATTATTTAATTCCCGCGCTTCGGCTTGCTTTGTATTGTCGCGCTTCTTCGCTGGGTCTATATGGGCTTCCCATTCCTTTAAGCCTTTTTTTTCGTGGACCTTATATAATTTCCTTTTAGTAGATTTATCTATAGTTATGGAATTAGATAGAACGCCGGTTTCTATCGCCTTTAATATTCGCTGGCGGGATACACCAACAAGTGTAGCAAAAGCAGGAACCGACAAAAGACCCGCGGGCTTTTTAGGCGCGGGGTCTTTTTTTTTAACTAACTTTTTCGGTTTTACTTTGGCTTTAGCCATTTATTCGTTTCCCATATAAAGCCCCGAACGTTTCGCCGGTGTCTTCTAAAATTGCTTTTTGCCCTGTAAATTCCTGCCATTTCATAACGGCATAGTCTACCGCGGCGGGTTCTATCTCTATTCCTCTATACGTTTTTTTTCTACTTTCCGCCGCAATTAAACCCCCGCCAAGCCCGGCGAACAATTCTAGGACCGGGGCTTTTTTAGGGTATCTACGATATAATTTTTCGTAAAATTCTGGTGGTTTTTGGTCTTCCATTTCTGGGCCGTCTTCGTCGACCTCCAACGCGCCCGCATACTTTGAACAAATTCCGCCGGGGATATTTGACCAGGCTAACTGTATGTCCGAAAAGTCCCCGCCTTTGCGGGTTTTATCCCATACAATATATTCATTCCCAGCCGGTAAATTTTTAAAGTGGTGGGCCAGGAACAAGAATAACCCCGCGGCTTTATAGGTTTTTTGTAAGGCTTTAACGTCCACGTTATTAACTTCTTCGATAGGCGTCGAAACTATAACCAGGTCCGGCGCGTCGCCTTGAACCAGTGTTTCTATATTTTCTTGTTTATTGGACGACCCGCACAAAAGCCGGTGTCTACCCATAACCCATATATCGCCAGGGCCAGAAATAACCGGGCCAGCCTTTGACGGAGTCGGGGCCGGCGGTTCCGAGTCGTCTTCGTCTTGTTCGTCCAGATAGTCGGCTAAAAGGTCGTCTACTTCCAACTGGTCGAAGCCAGTTAAAAGAAGGTTAAAGCCTTTGTCGTTAAGGTCTATCAGTTCTTTTATAAGAATTTTATCGTCGAAGCTGGACTCGTCCGTAAGTTTGTTATCCGCTATAACGTACGCCCGCGCCTGGTCTTCGCTAAGGTGGTCCGCGACGATAACGGGAATATCTGTATAGCCGTTTTCTATAGCCCCCAATAACCGACCATGACCAGCGATAACGGTCCCGTCGGCCCTGGCATAGATAGGCATAGTAAAACCAAATTCCGCCATAGACGCGGCGATTTGCTTAACTTGCGTTTTCGTATGGGTCCGCGAATTGCGGTCATAATTCTTTAACCACGATACCGGCTTAATAATAATATTCTGGCTAAAATTTTCTGGTAAAACCTTTTTCGCCTTTTCCTTCTTCGACATATAAGCAACCTTTCGACAACGCAAAAAAAATATTACAGACTAGAAAACAAACGCGCACGCGCGGCACC